GAAAAAGGTTCAAAGTATAATAAGACATTTATATGGCGAGATAGCAGTAAGACTGCAATTTCGCTAGCTGGATTATCAGCAAGAATGCAAATACGTGAAACTGTTGATTCTGCAACTTTTGAAATAGAACTAACTACTACTAATAGTAGAATAGTATTAGAAGCTTTGTCAGTAACTGGTCAAATAGAACTTATATTAGGAGCTACAGAGACAGATGCCCTTAGCATCAATTCTGGTGTTTTTGATTTAGAACTATATGACGCTGGAGACCCTGAGGATGTAACTAGACTTATGGAGGGTGTAGTGTCTATAGTGGGTGGAGTTACAAGGTAATGTCATTAATAACAGAATCTAGTGTAACTTCCATAGTAGATAAGTCAACGGCTACTACTGTAGTAAACTATAATAATGTAACAACGGTTACGGATAATAGTCCAGATATATTAGTTAATAAAGAATCTATTGGTTATATAATATCGGATTATAAACAAGGCCCTGCAGGAATAGCAGAGGAAGACATAATGTATGCTAAGCGCGTAGATTTTATAACAGACAACGAATTATATAAAGGAGAAGCAGTTCCTGGCACTTTAGATGCTGGAACTACTTGGAGAATAAGAAAAATAACAATTGCTACTAGTGATTCTGATGTTGTAGAGACATGGGCAGATGGTAATGACAATTTTGATAATGTATGGGATGATAGATTAACTTATACATATAGTTAGGAGAAATAACAACAATGGCTATTGTAGCAGCAGATTGGAAAGTAACTCGTTCAACAAAAATAATTGATTATATTGGTACTGACCATGGTGTTGCAGCAGCTTCGTACGCAACAGTAATTGAACTACATAGATGGTTAGGTGACTTATCTGATGATAATACTTCCAGTGGAGATGATCAATTAGATAAAACAGATATTTTACCCTCTAGTAGAGCGACAGATAATCAAATAACATTAATTGGTGGGTATACAATAACAGACACAGCAATAGAACATTTATATGATGGCTCTATTATTCAAGGTGTAGTAGGTGTAGATCAGAAGATTTGGGATGGTATTGTTAATTATGGTACTGAAGGGCTTAGTATTCAAATACACCAAAATGGCTCTGTATATGCGGATGATTATTGGAATAGTATTCCAGATGGAGAGACTGTTCCAGGTATTAATAGAGATGTATCTCAAGGTATATCACATAGATTTCTAATTAAAGTACATGATTTTGTAGCAGATAGTGGCGATATAGATGGTAGACGTTTAATTGGTACTACCAGAAAGTATTTATATACTTTTGGAGAGTTTAGTATTAACGGTACTGCTAGGGGTAACAATGTATTAGCTCTAGTTGAAGGTTTAGATGGTAATAATGCTACTGCTATTGGTACAATAGCAGCATTAACGGATATATTTATAGATAGAACAATAAGCACAACAACGGTAAGTGGTGTGAACAACACGGGACAAGCAATTTTAAATGTTGTAGATGGTGCACAATTTGCTGCAGGCGGGTTTATTTTAATTGCAGGAGATGATGCAGAGTATCAAATATTATCTATTGCAACAAATGCTTTAACATTAAATCATAATTTAGATGTAGCAACCGCAGGTGCTGAAGCACTTTATGATCTTAATGTTGGATTTACACAAATTGATGTTAATAATAATACAACTAATGAAGATTACTATGCTCAATGGGATAAAGGTGCTAATACCATAAATGTTTTTACAGAGCGCATGAAATGGCTTTCTAGAGATGGTACAGGTGAATACATTTATGGCATATCTGGTGAATTGTTCAGAGGAATAACACATGAAATAGTCGTAGATACACCTACAGGAACCTTTGCATCGGTAGAAGATGTATCCTGGTCTGGTGGTACTGGTCAAATGTTAGCTATAAACAGTCCAACTGCTGGTACAATTATGTGGATTCAATTATTAACAGGTATTGCTCCTACAAATAATCAAGTTATTACAGGTGGTATTTCAGCTGGAACAGTTACTATGAATGTAACAATTACAGATAGAGTACCTACAATTAAAACACCTTTCTTTGGTGCTTCTACAGGTACATCTATTGATGGTGCTTATGGTTTCACATTACAAACAGCTGATTTATCTAATACTGATAAAGTAAAAGATTTAACAAACACAACAATTAACCCACCAAATAATGTACAATTTGATGTAGGTGGTGTAGTTGTATCGGAAGACAATATATTAGTAGGAAATTGGGATGGAACTAGCACAGATGCAAGTTCTAATCCATTACTAGGTTTAACAGATTATACATTAAGTACAGCATTAACTGCAGACAACATAACAGCAGTTGTTATTTCAGAAACAATAGATTCGTGGCTAACAGCCTCAGGATATATCCAAGTTACTGATGATAATGGTGTTCAACGTAAATTACACTATTCAAGCTTTACTGCATCAACATTTACAATAGATACAACAACCGGTGACGAAGATTTCGCTGGTGTTAATGCAAGTTCTGGTGTAGCTGTTACATATTCACAATTACAATTAGATACTGCATTAAGTGCAGACAATATAGTATCAGTAGTTATAGATAATAGTATACCATCAGATACTCCAGCAGTTGGGTATATTCGAGTAGCTGATGATAATGGATTTTTACGTAGATTATCTTATTCAAGTTTTACAGGTTCAACCTTTACAATAGATAGTACTGATGGTCAAGAAGATTTCTTATCCGTAGCTGCTTCTTTAGGCAATGATGTTTATATTGGATATCTAGATTTAGTTGCTACTGCAACAACAGAATCATTTAATTATGTATATGGTGCAGCAGATAGACAATTCGTTATTAAAGTAAGAGATGGTGGAGGTACACCAATTAAAGAATATATTGCTACTGGCACAATGACCTCTAATGGGGGTTCGTCAACAGCTATCAGAACAACGGATGAGTAATGAGTGCACTAATATTTCATTGGATGATTCCTAAAAATATAAACTCTGACAATGTAACACCCCATATGAGAAAGAAATTACTATCTAGATGGAGTTTAATGGCTAAATCCTTTGATTTAAATAATGGTAAAAAACCTAACATTTATCTAGTTACTAATGATTCGAAAGCAATTATTAAAGATGCTGAGATTAATTTCAAAGCCTTCACCTCTTTAGAAGAGGCTATAAAATATGCTGAAATAGATGGTGAAATTGTATATATTGAGCAAGGTGGTACAGATTTAAAAGATTTTATTCATCCTGAAAATGCAGTATATGTATTTGGTGATGATTATGGAGGATTAAGCACAACTAAAGCTATTTCAGTACCTGCAGATTTAACTCTACATGCTGAAACGGTTGCAGGTATTGTTTTATCATATAGGTATAACCAATGGCACTAACAGTTACAGATCCACGCACTATATTTACAACCAATGATGCTGATCCCGCTAACTGGGATGAGGCTACTACATCTTTATATACAGATGCTGCAGAAGATGGTATTAAAGAAGGTTTAGGTTTTGTTGCATATGATGTTGATATAGAAACTTTATATAATTTTGAAACTGTAACAGCTCCACCAGCAGATATGACGGGTTATAAGTATGGGGGCTGGTTAAGAGTAACTAATTCTTCAGATTTAGATACTATTGCAAATGGAGGCATACAATTAGCTGTTAGAGATACCTCAGCTAATGAGTCATACTGGTATGTTGGAGGTACTGATACATATTCTGGTGGGTGGGTATATTTTGTATGTGATTTCTCAAAGACTCCAGATGCAAATAATGGAACAGCTGCTGTATTAACAGCAGTTGATGACTTAGGTGTTGGCTTTAAATGCTTAACTAAAACATTGAATGATAATTGTCAAATGGATTTAATGCATTATGGCACTGCTACTCAAAGTATTATTGTTACAGGTACTCCAGATACTGGAACATATGGTACAGATAATGCAATGCAAGAATTATTTGATATTATTGATACTAATAATTATGGGGCTGTTTCTATTACAAATAGTGTATTTGTGGGAAGATGGCCAATACAATTTAATGATAATAGTACAGCTGCTTGTACTTTTGAAGATGCAGGATCTACCTTTGTATGGGCAGATCAACCTGTTACATCTGATTTTTACAAGTTTTCATTAGGTAGCTCAACGGGTATTACTATCGTTCGATTTGGTACTGTAGTAGGTACAGGGGATGATAGACAAGGCGTAAATGGTGGTTCATTTTTCCAATCTGGAAATTCTGGTTGGGGTATAGATTTTGCAACTAATTTATCTGGTAATGCAAGTAATGATATAAAATTATATGGAATGGGTATAACAGGAGCTTCAAAAGAAGTTTTAGTAGATGACAATGGAAAAACATCTTTAATATCTACAAATTTTACTAATTGCAATGAGATTGATCCAGGTACTACAAATAATGGTGCAGAATTACTAAATATATTTATAATTGATCCAACTGGTGATATAAATAACTATGGTTATAAAATTTCTCAAACACCAACATCAGGAACTATTACCCATAACGGGAAAAAAATAAATTTCATAACATCTGGAACACCAACAACACAATACATGTTGAATTTTCCTGAGTCTAGTGATTATGATATAACATTAACAGATTTTACGTTTTTTGGTGATTATTCAAGTAGCACCATATGGCACGGTATAAATTCTGGAACTAATGCTGATATTACAATTAATTCAGCAGGAACAACAAATACAGTCTCCACTGAATATAGTAATACTAATTCAGGAACAGTAACAGTTGTGGCAGGATCTGTTACAGTTAAAGCAATAGCTACAGAAGCAGATGGTACAGCAATAGAAAATGCAATAGTAGTACTTAAAGCTTCAGATGGTACAGGAGATTTTCCCTTTGAAGATGTAGTAACAATTACAAGAGCAACATCTACAGCAACTGTAACACATACGGCGCATGGAATGGCTACAAATGATAAAGTATTAATACGTGATGCAGATCAAGAAGATTATAATATAATAGCCTCAATAACATTAATAGATGCAAATAGTTATTCTTATACTGTAGCTAATACACCAACTACACCTGCAACCGGTACAATTACCTCGACTTTTATAGCTTTAGAAGGGTTAACAGATATTAATGGTGAACTAAGTGTATCTCGTGTTTATAGCACAGCACAGCCTGTTACAGGATATACTAGAAAAAGCACATCTTCTCCTTATTTTAAAGAAGGTATTTTAAATGGAACAATATCAACTACAGTAGGTTTTACAGGTTCAGCAGTAATGACATCTGATGAATAAGGATATAATATGAGTGATGAGATATCATATGCAGAATTAGCTGCCAGAAATGCAATAGCTGCAGTTGATAGGGTTGAATTAACACGAGATGAACTAATTAATAGAATAGTTCATCTTGAAGGACTAGTTAGTAATCTAGGACTAAAAACTTTAGATTTAGAACAAAAATATAATATATTACTAGCAAAGAATTTTAATGGTGGAAGTACAGAAAATGTCAATTAGTGTAAATTATACAAGCGCTCCTTGGTTAATAACAATACCAAAAGCAGATTTAACATTAGATACAGGAACTAAATATAATCTTACTGTAGATACATTTTGGCAACTATTAAGAGATTATTCGGATAACCCAGAAGGTATGGCGCGTCCCGTAATATACAGTAGAACAGCTGCTACAGCATCTACACCTAGTATTACAGAAGTAAATGAAGATTATTACAGAATACAATTTGAAGACGGATTATATTCCGTTAATATTATTAATGGTAATACTAATATTAGAGATGTAGAAGTTAAAAATCAAGTAAGTGTTAATACTAATAATACTAC